GTGTTGCTGCGCGTTATCCATCGGATGGCATCATCCGTCATGACGTGAGGGAAGTAGTTCTTCACCTTATTCATTTCAAATGTCGGGTCCACCGCCTTGGCCGCCATGTCAACGTCGTTCCACAACGAATCCAAATATGCTGCAATCTTCGATGCAACACGCTGCTCCGACGTGACAGCCAAACCAGTCACATCATCCACCAGCGGCAACTCGCCCTCGAGAATCCGACTCACATAAGGTGCGGCAGCCTCAAACTCTTTCTTCCCAACCTCATCAATGATGGCTCGCAGGCCAGCATCCGCTTTGCGTGCAGCCTGAGCCGAAGCAGAACGACGAGTATTGTCGGAGATAACCATGCGCAGGTACGCGCCAGCCCTTTCGGATGGCGCCGTACCACGAGCCAAAGCCTTACGTGCCTCAGCAACATCATTGGGTGTGAACACATCAGCAGCGCGCTTGAAGATGTGGTCGCCAGACCACGTACGCAAACCAGCAAAACCGCTTTCGACAGCCTCACCAATTCGGGTGCCGCCAAGGCGGCGACCCATAAAGTATACGCCCGCCCTGTCCATGCCAATCTGCTGGAACACATCATCGGACTGGTCGGACAACGCCGACCGTCCGTAACGATACGCACGCTTAGCCAAATCAGCATCGCCAGTCACATCGAGAACACGGACAGCCAGAGCCTCACGCCCCGCTCTTCCCGTAACAGGCTTAGTTAGTTTGCTCGCTGCCCTAGCCGCACCAGTTTCAACCGCCTCACCCGCAACCCTACTTGCTGCAGACAAAGCCTTGTTGCCACCGAAAGTAACATACGTCAGTGGGTCGAGTAGAACATCCCCAGCGAACCCGAGTGCACGATTGCCCCATCGTCCCCACGCACTATCATCGGGAAACAAGTCACCAATAACCGACCCAAATCCAAAGGTTGGGTCCATTGTTTGACGACCCAAATCAGACCATGACGCCTCCGTATTGGGGTCATTGTCAAGTGCGTCCCTGATTTCGTTGATAGACGAAGCAACAAAACGACCAGGGATACTGATAACTTCCCCAGCCTTACCAATGACCTTACCGACAGGACTTTCCATGAGGGTCTGCAATGCGCCCATGAAACCACCAGCGCCCTCGTCACGACTCGTCTGAGGCAAAGATGACCAAGCCTCTTGAGTGGTGGGCGTCTGCCGCATTACATCACTGCGACGAATAACAGCGGGAGTAGTCCGCTGTCCCTGTGTTGCAGTTGTTCGGGTAGATGCTCCAAGGATTTCTTCCCAGGTTGCCACTATCCCATACCTCCAGCAATCATGTTCGCCATGATTTCAATTTCTTGGTCAGACAAAACTCTCGGCTTCGGCTTGACATAAGTGGCACGCGGCGCCTGCGGCGCCGGCTGTGCCGCCATAGCAGCCAACTGCGGCATCATCCTCAGCCACTCCAAAGCCGGGACAGTTCCACTCTTGTACGCCTCAGTTTCCTTTGCGGCTGCGCTCTGCTTCTGCTGCTCAACCTTCTTTTGCAAATCAGTTACAGGCTTCATTGCCTGCTCCTGCTCACCCCTGGCAGTATAAGATTCAGCCATCTTCGCCCAGTATGCCTGATTCTCCGCTTCCTTCTTTTCTTTCTCTACCTGGGCAAGCGTTTTCTCTAAAGCATCCCCACGCGGGACACTTGCACTTGTTCCTTGAATCGCACTCAAAGCATTTTGAGCGCCACCAATAAGTGCCTTGCCCAAAGAAAGTGGGGCCTGCGCAAACTTCAATGGGATAAAAGAAAGAGACGGAGGAGCAACTCTCTTGACATACGCCTCGGCATTCTCTAGCGCAGTTGGAACAGTTTCCTTCTTCTTGTCAGAAGCCTTTTTCTTTTCGGCCTCAAGAAATCTTTTTCCTTCTGGCGTTCTTGAAAGAAACTCTTCGTATGCGGCAGAGCCAACTTTGGCTCCTTGCTTTATTGCCTTTGGGGTAACAGTCGTCTTGGCTTTTGACAGTTCCTTTTCTGTTTCTCCAGCCAAATCATTAAGCCGTGCAGCCTCCTGAATCAACCCCGGTTCAGGGATAAGCCGCCAAAACTCTGGCTCGCTGAACGGCCCCTTCCAACCCTGAGCGCGCAAATTCTCGCGCGCATCCTCACCAAGCAACGGCTTGTACACCATGCCTGTCACCTGGTCAAGTTCATACTCGCCAGAGTCAACCTTGTTCTTGATGAAGTTAAAGTTGTTGTACTTGGTTTCGAAGTCTTCCAGTTCCTTTTGGAGTGAATCAAGGTTTGATTCAAGGGCGGGGTTCAGGTCATACTGCCCCTCTTCCCCGAGACGTGCAGCCAAACTTCTTATGTATTGCGCCGCTGTCATCGTCCCATTGATGATTGCATTGACTCCGTTTACTTTGTCGGTTTCATTGCTTGCGAGAATCTGCCTGTAATCCGACTCCCAGTCATACTGGGCTGCATCGCCAACCGGCTCGCGCGTAGCATTCTTAATCCCATCCAACAACTGCTCCGGCGTAATCAAACCCATGTTATACATAAACACGGTATCAAACGCCATCGACCCCAAATCCTGCACAAGATTCAACTGCGACGCCGCACTACCCATAAGCGGCGAACCATACATGCCCATGCCCATATAATTAAGCAGAGCCAACTGTTCCTCTGGAGTCAACGTCCCAGACATATCAAACCCCCGGCAATCCAGTCCAACGATTCGTATTAATCTTCGCAAGAGCCTGCTCAATCAACTTGAGAATCGACTCAGGTGCAACATCCTGCCCAGCAAAAATGCTAGAAATCTGGTCAGCAATAGCATTACGCATCGTAAGTTGATTCTCGAGATTGCGTTGCTGCAAACCAGTCAACGCACCAAGACGCTCACGCTCCAAGCCCAACCGAAGCATGTTCAGGTTTGACTCAAGGTCTTGCTGTGCGCCAGTTTCAATCAACCCAATGTCGGCCATACGCGAAGCGTTGGCCTGCTGTTGCGACGTGGACATCACGTTCTGAACATTCTGCATCGCACGCAGATAGGCGTCGGCCTCGGCCTGCGCCATCTGCTGTGCGGCGGCAGCCTGACCGGGAGCCATGCCAGCCGCCGCCATGTACTCGGCAACAGGATTAGCGGCAACACGCGGGTCAGCCAACTGCATCGCGGCATAAGCATTCGCAGTGTTGTAAGGGTCAGACCTCAACCTTCCAATGGCGGCGTTAATATTTTCTTGCGATACACCGTACTGTCGTTGTAATTCGGCAAGAGCATCAGCGTACATTTGCGCCGTCGCATCAACATTCGATGCTACAGTTCCAGTAGAACTCGAAGAACCGGAAGGAGAAGAGATTGGATTACCGAGGCTGTCAGTACGCCCAGGCAATTCGAACCCACTCGGGTCAACGAATATGCCACCAGAAGAACTTGACGCCGGAGGAGCGGAAGTCCTAGATGTCCCGCCCGTCCCCGTCAATCGACCAAGACCTTCCCAATCCACATTCGACAAAGCGGTAGCACGTTCCAGTGCATCCATTTGTTCCCATGTCTTCTGACTCATCGTCGGACCACGACCACCAGACGCGACACGACCAGCAGCAGCAGCACCAGCAACAGCAGTATCGGGGCTGATACGTTGTCCTTGCGCACTGCCAGCCTGAACCCGCGCAAGATAATCAGATTCCGCTTGACGGCGAGCGGCTGCGGCGGCGGCATCAGCCGCGCCTGCAGCAGCATCTGCACTGCGACCAGTTCGACTGGTGCCACCCGAACTGGGCTGGCTGGACATGATGCGACCCAAGCCAGCCCAATCAATGTTGGCCCACTCTTCCTGTTCCTTCTTCTTCCTAGCCGCCTCACGCGCCAACTGGTCTGCAGTAGCCATAATCAACTCCCCAAGAAAGGACGGAACTGACTCAACGCAGTAGCCGCCTCAATAATCCGACGTTCCTTCTCGCGATTAATTTCCTGCATTAGCGCGTCATACTCCGCAACTGTCGCCGCATCCTGCAAATCCAACTGCCGCAACTGCTCAGTCATGCCAGTCAACACATCCTGCTTCTGGCGCTGCCAACCAGCGCCATACTCCCCGACACCACGCTCACGAATACCGGACGAGGACAGGCCGCGCTGAGCATACGAAGCACCCAACTTGCCCAACCCTTTCGTGCCGGCCACGTCAATGTCCATGGCCTGACGGTTGCCTCGCTGCTGAGCGAGGAACCGGGCATACGAGTTCATAGCCAAAGTAGCGTCCCGCTTCTGTGCCGCAGGCCGCTGCTGTTCGCTATACCATAATCCCAGGTCCGTATATAAAGCCATCACTAATACCTTTACCGTTCCGTATTCGGCAACAATTGAAAGCAAATATGAACATCATGAGTCGCCCTATCCTGGCCAGACTTTGTCAGGAAATGCACGTCAATTTCTTCCGAATCATACGAATGAACATGAAATGAGCCCATATCGTGGGCCGAACCATTAACATACAACTCGGTTACCAAAACAGCATGCGGCTCAAAGCCGCAATTGTGGGTGAAAACACAGCGCCCGTTGCCGTCGGTTGTCCCCGTCAAATCATCCCAATAACCAATATGCCTTTTGAAATACTCGTTAAGCGCACGAAAAATCCACTGCAACGGTCGGGCATTATCGCCCGACAGGAAGCCCAGATTAGGTGCAGTAAACAACTTGCGAGACATCAGGTTCTCACCCGCCTCGGATTATACTTAAACGAAATAGAGTTGATTCCCCACGGCCCAGTACCCTGCGAAGCAATCTTCAACTGCACGCTATTCGCCAGACCCAAGTTGTTGCCCTTAGTCAGGTCCGACCCCAAGTCGGGCTGAACCCAAGAGTTGTATCCGCCACTAATATCTCGGGCATCCAGATTCACAGTGAAACTCCGAGCAACGTCAGCCCTGTTCCAATCGTGATACACGTTGACTTCAATGGCAGTATTGAAACCAGTTTGGCGCACAACCATTTCTGGTCGTCGCCAAAACTTGCGGGCAGTAGTGGCATTGGCATCCTGCCACTTGGTGTAATAGTAAGCCTCAAACGCAAATGACGTACCATTAATTTTGTCCTGGCATGTACCTTCCTGGCACGTCTTCAACAACACGGGCTTTTTAGCGTGAGCAATAACAGGCACCCTAGAACCATCCGACTGAATGAAATCGGTACCGGGCCCAAACGCATACCCATCGCCAGTCACATACCTAGTCCACGCCCCACCTTCCCTAATTGTCGAATCCCAAACAAACGTAGATGTTGGGGAAGTGGCGCGAATACCACCACCATACTTCACGGACGATTCATCATAATCAACCGCAGAGTCATCGTACGTTTCCTGAATGTCAGGTTCAACACCAATAGGAATCGACAAGAACAAACGACGGTCAAACCAGGACACGAATGTGCCATTCACTGCTGTCTCCGTAATTTCGCCAGTCCGCAACAGCGGACGAAGCGAAACAAACAAATCAGTAAACCCAGTACCGTTAAACACAAACAAACCATCAGGCCACGAAAAGAAAAACACACCCTGTTCGGTTGCAACAACACACTGAGGATTGACGGCACCAATCTCCGTAGAAATCGGAACCAACTGAAACGTCTCCTCGTCGTAACCGCTGAGAATAAACACGGCACGCTTCTTGAAAATTAACAACTGGTCACCGAAAGAAACAAGAGCAGTGATACCATTGCCACCACCAAGCACATCAATGTAATCCAACTCGCGCCAAGATTCAGCAAACGAAGGATGCGAAAACCTAATCCGATTAGGATACGCCGTACCATTCTCATTAGTATCAGCAACCCACAATCTGTCGATGTGGGTTTCAACAAGATTTGCTTTCGGCATATGCGTTCCAGTGGGAGAAGCATACGAATCCTGCCACGCGCCAGTTGCACTAGCAGTCAAAGCAGTGGCAGCGGTCCCATTCCATTTCTGCCCAGCGTTACTGTGACCACACGCAATGTACACAAGAGAAGAAGAACCAACAGCCCAAGGTGAAAACGACGCACCGAAAGGATTATCGGTCGTCGCAATCGACGACGACACCGAGCCATTGGCGGTCCAAAAAACCTTGTCGTTCGCAGCAATCATCAAATGCTTGTACGCACCATCCCAGGCAAACAACTTGTTCGGTTCGAAACCAAGAGATGAAATGCCACCAATAGTTGACGTGCTGTAATCAATGACGGCACCACGAGAAGAAAAACCCCCACGGGGGTCCACATCCACGTTAAGCATGTCGGGCGACTCGTTGTCGGCCAACTGAAAAGCATCGGCACGATAGTTCAAGCCGCCAGTGAAATCATTGACAACAACAGTCTGAATCATCAGTAGTAAACCGGGGTCTGCCATCCGTCCTGTGTTTCGTGGAAACGCGAACCACTGAGGACCAATGGGCGATGGGAAGAAGGACGCATAATATCGCTAGCAACAAGACGGACAGCCTCATCAAAAGAGTTGCGATAGAACAGGGACAGTTCGACATCTTCCTGCAACTGGTACACCTGCGAAACCACGTAGTAAACAATCGCCTGATGCAGCCTGCTGTCAGCGTCAACCTCAGTTGACGTGTTCGCCGTCCAATTGATTGCCTTACGAAAACCTCGCAAAGACAAAGCATACACTGTATTTGGCTTCGGCCAAATATGAATGTTGCCTTCCCAGAAAGAGAAATGCAATGGCCGGCCCGTGAGGTCGGAGGAGCCGACCCACACGGCCTCGGCATCTTCGTGGGCAATCAAAGTCAATCGCTGCCCACCGCTGGTGGTGTCAACAACCGAGGTGATTTCCAATGCATCTCCAGTCCCAATGGACGAGATGGCATACTCCCTCTGGTTGGCTACAGTGGACAGCGAATACGATTTCTGGAAGAACGGCCAACGACGTTCGAGGGCAATCATGCGCTCGTAGCCGTCCTTGGCGTACATGTCCAGAAGGTCGTTTGGCAGGTCGGTGGTGTCCATGTCTGTAATGGACCGCACTTTAGAACGGATGTCACCCAGATTCATTCAGGCTCTCCTTCGCCATCTGACGCAGATGGCCGATACAGAAGTCTGTGCCTTTGGCCCTCGGGCCTTCACATGTTTCTTCGTTTGCCAAACAACGCGTATGGCCGACGTACGGCATGCCCCCAGCGGGGGCAGGCCGAGCGTCAGCCGTAGCGTAGGGTCGGGAGTTCGCCGTAGCGGGTTTCCCGTAGTAGGAGTATGCAGGTGTTTCAGCCATCACTAGATGGCTAAATCGTTACTTGCCGTAGGGTGTCATTTTGTCGCGATTGGACGGTTTGCGTCCAGACGGCGGGGTAGCCTTGCTGGCGCTTCCGGGCTTCTTGGCGCTGCTCTTCTTCCGACTAGCAGGGTCAATCGGCATCGGCTTTCCACGTGACGGGCTCATAAATTCTCCTTGTTGAGATACCTACCAATAGAACAAGTTGTTACAAAGGAAAAGCCCCCACCGCCCAAACAGGCAGTGGGGGCTTCACCAACACTATTAGGCAATAGTAGCGTCAGTGATGACGCCCTGCTTGGCCGCGTTGCGGACAGTCAGGTTGCCGTAGCACAGGATGAGCGCATAGCGGGCATCCATATTCTCGGGACGAGCGAAGTCCGTGTTAGCGAACCACTTGCCCGAGTGACCCACGAGGGTGATGTACTTGCTGTTCAGGAAGTACATGTAACCCGACGGGCAATGCACGTCATACGCCACCGGAGCAGCCTTGAACAACAGGTTCTGGAAACCAGCATCTGCCGTCTTGGTGTCCGTGTAACGCAACTGCGGCTGCAGGAGCGACTCGTACTTCTCGAACAGGGTCTGAGTGGTCAGAACCATGTCGGGGTGGTCGTTGCCGACAGACACGGTGTTGTACGCCGTGGTCATCTTGGCGAGCGTCAGCACACCCGAGTTCGGGTTCACATACGAACGCCAGAACTCGTTGCCGGCAGTAGCGCGGTTGATGCCACCAACAGTACCGACCGACGACACGAGGTTGCCCAGACCGTTCCAGTTCTTGCCACTGTTGCCAGTGCCATTCCCGAAGAACATCTGGTTGAAGCCTTCCTTCATCGACTCCTCGGCCTGCATAATCTTGGACTCGAGAAGGTTGAGGACAGCGGCTTCGCCGTTGTTCTTGGCCTCTTCGATACCCGAGATGGCGATGGAAACAGCGTACTGCTTCCAATCGTACTCGGCAGCCGTGATGCCTTCCTGCGGGGTCAGCGAGATGGTGTCGTAGCCAGAGTACGAAGCCACGGTCGAGTTCTGACCGTAGATGAGCGGCTCGACAATCTTGGTGCCACCGTCGAGCATGCGAATGCGTCCACGGTCCATAAGGAAGAACGTCAACGGGCGGGCCGTGAAGACGTTGTCGGTCAACTGCTTGCGGTAGTTGGCCAGGGTAGTTGAGAGAAGCGCATCGAATGAAGCGTTTCCAGCCATGATAATTACTCCTTGTTGTTAGGAGACGCCGTACTGCTTCTTCGCAGCAGCCCAGGCGTCAGAGATTGAACGGATAGGTCCGACCTCTTCCTTCGCTGCCTTAGCAGATGAGCCGCTTGACACAACGCTAGCGTTGCGCTTCGCATCAATCACTTCCTTCTCCTGCGCCGACTTGTCGGATGCAAGACGCTTGGCGGCTTCTGCCTTTGCTGCCACGCGGTCGAAAGCGATTTGCTTATAGACAGCCTCAAGGTTTGATGAGCCTTGTGCAATCGCCGCAGCCACCACCTCTTGAGGGTTGAAATCTTCCCCATATTTGGTTTGCAACTCCTGAACATCTCGTTCCAGTTTCGCATAAGCCTGCTGCTCCTCAAACGCCCGAATCCGCATATCGAGTTCGGACATCCTGGTTTCCACTGGGTCCTTCCATGTGTCAGACTCGACCGACCATTCATCCGCCATCTCCTTCGCTTCCGCTCGGGAGATTCCGTAATGATTGGCCAAAAGGTCAATCGTCTGCGCCGGATTGTTTTCCAGTGCTGCCTGAATTGCAGAAGCCCATTGCAACTGTTGGCGTTGCTCGGCCAGTTCCTGCGTCTTGCGGGTATAATCCGCCTGACGACTGTAACCAGCCACCGCCTCCGACAACGGTACCCTCACCTCTTCGCCATCTACCTTCACAGTCACATAGTGGTCTGCGAAATCGTCGACATTCAAGATGGGGGCATCAAAGTCTTCGGCTCCATCCACCTCCGCAACTTGTCCGCCATCCTCGACGGGGCTGTCTACGTGGACATCATCAAAGTCATTCACTTGTTTCTCCTAGAGTCCTCTTCGGTTGCTCTATGTATGCTATGTATCGTTACCTGCTACTGCATGTTCTCCAGGCCAATGCCCATACGAGACGACAAAGCGGCAAGAACCGACGGGTCAATGCCACTCAGCGCCCCTGGCGTAGCCCCAGGTGGCGCAACCATTTCATTCATCCCAGGCATTGGCCCACCAGCCACTCCAACACCAGGTTCCATCTGCGGCGGTGCCGCCACATTGGGCGGCATACCGCCCTCAGGAGCCATCTGAGGCGGCTCCTGCAAAAACTCTTCTGGTGACTTGATACCAAAACCAAACTGCAAGACATGGGCTGCAAGACGCTGAGTGTTGACAATACCAGCCTGAGCGAACGGTGCCATAGCATCAACCATCTGAAGTGCCATCTGACGACGGAATGACTCATTCACCGGCGCTGTCGACCCAGCCTCAACTTCGAAGTCGAACTGGCCGGCAATAAAGTCACGGTCGAACGTCACCCACATCGGCTCGCCATCCCGGCCAACCACGCGGGCCACAGCCTCACCCGTCATAAACTGCTGAGCCAACGCCACCAGGCGCTCAGCAACACCAGCAATCACGCCTTCAATGGTGGCCAACTTATCTGCAGCACGAGCATTAGCAGCATCCTGCATGATGGCAGCCTCTGTCGCCGTACGACGAATCTCCGGCAAACCCCCACGCTGATATTCAGTAACACCGCTAATCTGCTCCACGTCAGCCTGAATCATTTGCGACTGATTGTAAAACTCGGGAGGAGTAATCACCGCAGGGAATGGAGCCACAACATTGTTGATGTTCTCGTCAGAAGCAACAGGAACCATCACATTGTCGTAGTCGGATTCGAGTGCCGACCTGCCGTCGGCATCGAACGCCGACTCGCGGAACAAATACTTGCGAGAGAACCGCTTTCGATGATTCATCATCTGCGTACGAGTCTCATTCAATTCTCGCTGCAAGGGCTCAATGGCTTCCAGGTCACCCAACGGGTAGAAGTAATCGGGAATGTCGTAGTTGCGAATCATCACAAACGGGTGGCCGAAAGCATACGGCATCTTCAACGGCTTAATGAGGAACTGTTCTCCACCTTCGGTGAACACGGACATCATGCCAGTCTTCAGGTCGTAGAACTCCCACACGTCAGCGTACTGGTGTGATTCGTCCCACGTCTTCTTCCGGTCCGGCTCGTCCACAAACTTTGACGTCGACGAAGGAGAACAGTTCTCACGTGCCGTACGATTGTACCGCTTGTCAGCCTTGATTTCCTTAAGAGGCCGGCGGATTCGCTGCGCAATCCACCGCATGTCCTGCTCGCTCGTTGCATCAGGGTCAACGAAAACATCAAAGGGAGATACACGCTCAACGAACGGTCGGTCCTCGCGCACGATAATTGTGGGAGTAATCGGGTTGTCGTCCGATACCGTGGACGCGTCGTCATCGGTAGGAATGTCTTCCTCTTCAACGTAACGATAGCCAACCTTCAGCCAAGCGTGGCCCACCACCAGAAAGTCTTTGACTGCACGACGAAACTCTGGCTTGACCTTGTAGTGCTTCCACCAATAGTTGACAACCGCCTCGGTCACAATGGCCCGAGGCGAATCTTCTGGTTTGCGTGCGTTAACAGCAATCTTGGGATAGTTAACCGACACGCTTGGGCTGATGACGTTGACCGTAGCAAACGCTACGTTTATCAACAACCTGTCCTCGTCTGTGGCAAACTCGTAATGCCGGCCACGATACATGTCAATCAAGCGACGCCACGTATCATCGTATCCCTCTTCGCGACGCCAACGCTTCGACTTCGCGATGTGCTGTCGGTACTTGGACAGCAGGTCAGAATTAGAAAGTCGTGCCATCGGCTTCCTTCCAAGCCTGGGCTGCGCGTGCAAGCCAGTTCCATACGGCAACCAACCCAGCAATACCAGCAGCCTTGAAGAACGAAATATCGAACACGGCAGCGGTCAATGGGGAGGCCGTCGCCCCCGCCACGAACGTAGCAACACCACGCTTGAATGCGTCACGGTAATCCATCACAGTCCTTCTTTCCAATGGTAGTCGATGTGTTCATCTAGCCGATTGTCGATATGGTCGACCTTGCCTTCAATGCGCAGAAGAACCTCCTGGTTCTCTGCGTGCTGCTTCGTGTTCCGCTTATCGAACCTGGACAGACCCCACATCAGTGGACCGCCAATGAGGGCAACAACAATCGGAACCCACCAATACATGGATTACACCCAGCG